CATCTTCTGGTGGAATTACAATGAACTTACCAGCAGGAACTGCAGGTAATATTGTTTCTGTCGTTGATTATACAAATACATTTCAAAATAACGCTTTAACAATCACACCCAATGGCTCACAAAAAATTGGTGGAATTGCAGCATCACAAACATTATCAACAGAGGGACAATCAGTAACTTTTGTTTATGTTGATGATACAGAGGGTTGGAAAAACGTTCAAGATTCAACATCTAATGTAACAGGTAATCCTTTTCTACAAGCAACAGGTGGAACAGAAACAATCTGTGGAAATTGTAAAATTCACACTTTTACAGGCCCTGGTACTTTTACTGTAAATCAAGTCTCATCAAACTGTGCAGCAGAAAACACAGTTTCTCATTTAGTTGTTGCTGGTGGTGGCGGTGGTGGTGGCGGAAATGCATCTGGCGGTGGCGGAGCTGGAGGTTTTAGAGAAATCAAAACACCAATAACACCTTACACAGCTAGTCCTCTGGATGGTTATCCATCTGCTCCAAACAGAGTTACAGTAACAGCACAAGCTTATCCAATAACTGTAGGTGGAGGAGGATCTGCTCCTTCTTCAGGTAGTAATTCAATTTTTTCAACAATAACAAGTGCAGGTGGAGGATCATCAACTGCTAATGGTGGATCAGGAGGAGGAGCTTCATATAATCAAGTTGCTGCAGGAAGTGGTAATACTCCTCCAGTTAGTCCACCACAAGGAAATGGTGGTGGAGGCACAGTAGGAGATAATACAACTGCTCCAGGAACAGGAGCAGGAGGCGGTGGTGGAGCCACAGCTGTTGGACAAACAGCTCCAAGTAATACAAATGCTGGAAATGGTGGATCTGGTGCTACAACATCTATTACAGGTAGTCCAGTAACATATTCAGGTGGTGGAGGTGGTGGAGTGTGGGGTCCTGCACCTGCTAATAATGGTAGAGGTGCTGGAACAGGTGGTGGTGGAGATGGTGGAGGTCCAACAGGTTCTCCTATTCAAACAGGACAAAATGGAACTGATAATACTGGTGGTGGAGCAGGTGGAGGTGGTGGAACATATGCTGTAACATCATCACCAGGAGGAACAGGTGGATCAGGCATAGTAGTAATAAGGTACAAGTTTAAATAGGTAAATTATGAGTGAAATAAAAGTAAATAAAATTAGTCCAAGAACAAATTGTGGTACGGTTACGTTAGGAGATAGTGGAGACACTATCACAATTCCTGCAGGCGCAACAATAACAAATGCTGGAACAGCAAATGGTTTTGGAGCAACAGGTGCTGTTAACTGGCAAACAACAGTTAAAACAGGAGATTTTACAGCGGTAGCTGGAGAAGGATATTTTGTAGACACATCAAGCGGTGAAATTGATGTTGCATTACCAGCTGGAACAGCAGGAGCAATAGTTGGAGTTGCAGACTATGCAAAAAATTTTGCTACAAATAATTGTATTTTAGTTCAAAATGGTTCAGATAAAATTGGTGGTTCAACGGTTAATGCAGTTTTAAGCACTAAGGGTGCTGCAGTATCATTAGTTTTTGTTGATTCAACTAAAGGTTGGATTGTAACAGATTCAGGTAACGAAACCGATGCACCAACAGCAAAATTTATAACAGCAACTGGTGGCACAATCACAACAAGATGTACAAATTTTAAAGTTCACACTTTTACAGGTCCAGGCAGTTTTGATGTTACTTGTGCTGGAAATCCTGCTGGATCAAGCACAGTAGATTATATGGTAATAGCTGGTGGTGGCGGATCCGGGACTGCAGGTGCAGGCGGAGGAGGGGCCGGTGGTTATAGAGAGTCACATTCATCACCAGTTTCAGGTTGTTATACAGCTAGTCCTTTGGCAACACCAACAGGAATAACTGTTACAGCAACATCATTTCCAATTACAGTTGGAGGCGGCGGTGCAGGTCTTACTCGTCCAACTCCAATTCCAGGTCCTGGTGGTGGTAGAGGATCAAGTTCAACTTTTTCAACAATAACATCTACAGGTGGTGGTGGAAGTCCTAGTCAAACAGAAACAATTACTTCTACTGGTCCTGGTGGATCGGGTGGAGGATTAGCTAAAGGTGCTCCAAGTGGACCTGCGGGACTTGGAAATACTCCTCCAGTAAGCCCACCACAAGGTAATAATGGTGGACTTAATGGACCTCAAGTTGCTGGTGGTGGTGGAGGTGCTGGCGGAGCAGGAACTGATGGAAATCCTGCCATAGGTGGAGCAGGAACGACTTCAAGTATTAATGGATCAGCAACAACAAGAGCAGGTGGTGGCGGTGGTGGAAGTGACTATCCAAGTAATGCAGGAGGTCCCGCACATCCAGGTGGTGGCGGTGGTGGTCAAGGTGGAGATAGACCTGACACAAATAGTACAAATGGAACTGATAATACTGGTGGAGGTGCCGGGGGACAAGGAGAAGCTGCAGCTCCTGGGACACAAAGAAATGGTGGTTCGGGAATTGTTATTATTAGATATAAATTTCAATAGTTGAATGGCAATTAAAATTAATATATAAGGAGAAACATTATGGCACATTTTGCAAAACTAGGAGCTAACGGAAAAGTTATCCAAGTGTTAACTATGGATAACGATAAGATGTTAAATGCTGATGGTGTTGAAGATGAAGCAGTAGGTCAACAGTGGTTAGAAACACACAACAACTGGCCTGCACAAATGTGGATTCAAACATCTTACAATACAGGTCACAATAAACATAGTTCTGGTGATGATTCAAAAGCATTTAGAGGAAACTATGCAGGCATTGGTTATACTTGGGATGAAGATAATCAAATCTTTTGGCCTAAAAAACCTTATGCTTCTTGGGTAAAAAATACTTCAACTGCACGATGGCAATCACCAATTGGTGATGCTCCAGCATTAACAGCTGAACAACAAGCTCAAAATGATGCTGGCACACATTCTTGGTCTTATGTTTGGAATGAAGAAGGCCAGTCCTGGGACTTGACAGATCAATTAGCATAAATTAAAAAGGTATGTGGTATGCAAAAGAAAGTATTATCTGAAATAGCTTTATATTATGGTGATGTGGCAATGCCTAAAGATTGGGACATTGACCGAAATAAATTATCAGGCGACATTTTAAAATCACAAATTCAAAACAAAGAATTTCCATTTTCAAAAACTTGGGATATGTTAAACACATATATGCGAGATTATATTAATCTTGAATATGGTTTTACTTTAATTAACAAAGAAACGTGGGGCAATATTTATAAACCTGCGGAAACTACAATTCCATTACTTAATATAGATCCAGTAGATCTACGAAATTCACCAGACTTTACATTATTATATGGCGTTAAAGTCAAAGATTGTAATGTCAGAATACATTATGAAGATAATAGACGTAAGGGTAGAAGCTGGGATATAGAACTTACCGATAATAAATTTATAATGTTTCCATCAACTAATATGTACTACATAACCAATAACCAGAAAGACAGTTTGAATTTTATTCAAACAATAACTTATGAATATATCTAATTATTATTGGTATTTTAGTGGTGTATTAACACCTAAATTTTGTGATGAAGTTATTAAATATGCTAATGCACAAAAAGAAGTTATGGCTAGAACTGGTGGATATGGTGATAGAAAATTAAAAAAAGAAGAAATATTAGATTTAAAAAGAAAAAGAAACTCTGATTTAGTTTGGTTAAATGATCTTTGGATTTATAAAGAATTACACCCATATGTACATCAAGCAAATAAAGAAGCTGGTTGGAATTTTGATTGGGAGAGAAGTGAATCTTGTCAATTTACAAAATATAAATTAAATCAATATTATGATTGGCATTGTGATAGCTGGGATAAACCTTATGAAAAAGAAGGACCAGAAAAAGGTATGATTAGAAAACTATCTATGACTTGTCAATTAACAGATGGTTCAGAATATAAAGGTGGTGAATTGGAGTTTGATTTTAGAAACTATGATCCACATATGCGAGATGAATCGAAGCATAGAATACAATGTAAAGAGATATTACCAAAAGGATCTATCATTGTATTTCCTTCATTTGTATGGCATAGAGTTAAACCAGTAACATCAGGCACAAGATACAGTCTTGTGGTATGGCATTTAGGGAGGCCTTTTAGATAATGTTTATAAATAGTTATTTTCCAACTGTAATATGGAGTGA